GTGTTTAGGATAGTTCCCTATCTCGGGGTCCGTGATCGTGAGGACTCAGCCTTTTGGGGCGACCCGAAAGGTCTGAGAGGTGCGATCCGGTTAGTGGACTTCACTCCCGTTTGGAAGTGGATGTTCACGTCCGGTCCTAATTCCTACTACTCAAAGGTACTCGCGGTGGGTAACGCCTGGATTGACATGATCGCGATTCATTCGCGACCCGGTCTTTTTGGGCTAATTACTCACATGCGGGCCTTCATCGGTGCTTCTGATTTGACTTGGCTTCCCTGGTTCGAAGATGTCATTACGACGTCTAAGAGCTGGTCGAAGATTTGTCACTCTACCCAGACTGCTTCAGGTATGAACCCCCAGTTCGATCCTGATTCAGAATGGTGTGGAGGTCAAGAGCAGTTCGATGTTGGTAAACTTTCAGTAGTGGAAGAACCCGGCAAGAAGCGAATTGTCGCAATGGTGGATATCTGGACGCAATGGTTACTCTATCCTTTGCACCGCTTTATCTTTGATAAAGTCTTGAGGTTAATCCCTCAGGATGGTACTTTCGATCAAGCCAAGCCTGTGAAGGCCTTGCTCGAACGTGCCTCAAAGGCAGGACGAACGCACTTTTGGTCTTACGACCTTAGTGCGGCAACCGATAGGTTACCCATTACGTTACAGGTACTTGTCCTTGGAGCATTTACCCTTGAGTCGTTCGCCAACACTTGGTCGGCTATACTAACTGAACGTGACTACCGTACTCCAAAAGAATACGGTACCACTTTTGGCAAAGGATTTTCCTCTGTCAGATACAGCGTAGGTCAACCAATGGGGGCTTACTCCTCTTGGGGGATGCTGGCATGGACCCATCATGCTATAGTCCAATTCGCCGCCTGGCGAGTGGGACATAGATCTTGGTTCACGTGGTATGCAGTGTTGGGTGACGATATCGTGATCTGTGATCGCGATGTCGCTACCCAGTATGTGCATCTGATGTCTGAGTTTGGAGTTAAGATTGGCTTTCACAAGTCAATCATTTCTTCGAACTCTTCATTGGAGTTCGCCAAACGGTTCTACCATCGAGGCAAGGAGGTATCTCCTCTTTCTCTTGCTGGTATATCTGTTGGGTGGCTTGGACCAGGGTTTGTACCCGAAGTCCTTGCTGCTTGCGAAGCAAAGCTTGGTATAGAGATCCCTCTGTATCAGGTGGCGCGGTACATAGGTGTCGGTTTCAAGGCTGCATCCGCAGCACCCGCGAGGGTGCTGACGGGTCTTCCTCGGATCCTTTCATCCGCTCTTCTCCTTCTTCTTAGACCAGGGGCACCGAGAGGTGCTGCCTCACTCTTGGACTGGTACTTAGCCGTCACCATGACGGGTAAGTCCAGAGCCAAGGTGCGGGTAAGTGATGAAGAGAAAATCTTCACACTTATTTGGTCGGAAGTGGTTGACTCTGTTTTGGGCCCGGCTCTCAAAAGAGTTCGAAGCGTTGTAGATAATCTTTTCATTCCCAATAATGGAAAG